GGCCTGCAGATGATACTGCTTTAATTTGTGAACCGTTTTTGAATTTTAATGATAATTTGTTGTCAGCTTCAACCGTACCTTTTAACCAAGTAGGTAAATTGTCGTGCATTACACGTACTTTTGTTACTAAGTTTTTTGCTACCTCTTGTGTGGTTGCAATAACTAATACGTTGAAATCTTCATTGAATAACATACTCCATAATGCAAATCCGGCTGCTAATGTTGATATACCTAACTGACGTGATTTCAATATAACATTGTATCGATTATCACGTAATTCTGTTAATGAATCTTCCTGAAATGGAAACAAATTAAACTTGATTTTTCCTTTTTTTGGATGTTGGATATAACAATAATTTCGCATAAAAAATACAGGATCTTTAGCACACATCATGTACTGTTGCTGTATTATTTGCTTTATGTTTTGTTGTGCCATATTATTTTGTTAGTTGATTGATTAATATGCCAGAACCTAACGTAGTCAATATTCCGGAGAAAAACCAAATATTTTTATTATCATACCATTTCGGTTGTAAATGTTTTTCTCGTTCAACATACAAATCAATATTTTTTTGTAGTAATAAAACTTGTTGTTGTTGCAATGCAATTTGTACTGAATCTAAATAAATAAGACCATGTTGTTTTTTTATTATCAATTCTTGTTGCGAAATTATTTTGTTGTTTATCGAATCAATTTGCCATAACGAATCTAATGTAGTTGATATATCAAATAATTCTTGCGTAGTAAAACATGTATCCGAGACAGTTTGTGTTAAACTATAAAATGGAAATAACAATATTATGATTAAATGTTTCATGTTATTTTTTATTCTTGTTTGTTTTACTTAAAATATTTTCTTTAGCTTGTTTAGCCGTTTTAGGTTTCTCAGTTTTAATTGCATCTTTAGCTTGTTCTAAAACTTGCAAGTCATTTTCCGATTCTTTAATGTCGTTTTTAATTGCATCTCGTTGTTCGGAAATAACTTCGACTTTACCTGTTATAACATCAACTTGTTGTTTCGTGTCATCAATTTGATCGTCCAATTTGTCAAGTTGTTTTTCTTCAGATTTTTTATTCGCAACAAATGCTACTCCTAGTGCGGCAATTATAGCTCCGACAATTATTGCCCAATATTTTTTAATAAACTTCTTCATCTTGTTTTCCTTCTAATCGTTTTAAAAAATTTTCTTTGAATATATCGAATTGTTTTTGTACCGTTTCTTCAAATTCTTCCGGAGTCATTTTTGCTGTCCACGTTTCCTTTTCTCCTTGAGAATTTGTAACAAATTGCGATGCAGTTGTATAAGCTTCTTTTAACATTTCAACATCGCGTTCCGCAGTTTTTAACCAAGCCAGTGCATTTTCGCGAATTTTATTTTGTTCATACTCTTCATATTTTCCGGAAGTTTTCAATTCATGTTCCATATCAATCGTACAATCTAAACACATTCCATGAATTTTTTGCATTTTTTGATCTGCATGATGTTTTCCAGAACAAGTGCAAGTTTCTTTGCGACAATTTGGAAAAGAACGTAATTCATTTCGTACAGTTTGTAATACATCTGTACCTTTTGTTTTTTTAATTCGAAATCCATCTCGCTGTTCAATAACATGAGTTATTCCGGTAACTGAATCTGTTTCTTCCCACACGTCGCCTAATTCGTGACGTTCATTTTTCTTTGCAGTAGTATCTGCATCTGAAAATCCTACTATTTTTTTTGTTTGGAACTTATGGGTACCATCCAACATTTGTTGAACAGCTTTTACATTTTGTAACTTATTAGACATATATTTTATTTTTTAGTTTTTTGTCCTGTGGATAGTTTATTGATAGCTAAAGATCTAAGTAATTCGTAAAAATTAGTATAATCTTCTGGTTCAGCTTCACGCATTGTTGAATTGATAACTTTTGATATTGTTTTTATTCTCGCAATATTTCCAGTTTCAGTTTTTAAATGATCCACGAAACGTTCAATTGCTAATGCTTCTTTTGCTTCTGGATCTAATTCTTTTTCAACGGCATCTGGTGTTGCTTCGGCATCAGCTTCTGGTGTTTCAGTTGGTGTTTCAGTTGGCGTTTCTGCTGGGGCAGTCGCATCTGTTGGTGCTGGTGCAGGCGATGCGGTTGGTGTTGGTGCAGCTGCTGCATCTGTTGCAGGAGCTTCTGCTGGTGCAGACGGTTCTGGCTCAGTAGCTTCTGGAGACTCTTCAGTATCGGCTTGTTCGTTTAAAACTTTTGCAATTTTTCTACGAATATATTCTCTTACTAAACGTTCTTTTTGTTCGCGAGTTAAATTTTCAATTTTGTCTTTGAGCACGTCTTTAACATCTTTCTCTTCAGCATCTTGACGTTTCTTTAAACGTTTCAATGCAGTTTTTGGATCGTATTCGCCATCTTCTAAATCTTTATAAAGACGGTCATCTGCTTCATATTTAGGAACTAAATTTCCGTTATCTACAACTTCTTTGTCTGTTTTACGTAAAAGATTTGGTATTTTTTCACCTGCAGATTTTGGATTCATTTTTCCATCTTTGTCATCCATGGTATAATCTTTAATATCTTTACGATATGTAGGTTTTTTATTTTCTGGTTTTTTATACTTGCTTTTATGTTTTTCAGCCATTTGATTAATCCTATTTTTATATAAATATTACCTTGCGTACTTTAATACTCCTAATAATTGATTCACAGGAGCAAATGCTCCCGTCATTTTATATGTATTGCCTTGAAAAGTAAATACAACACCTTCAGATGGAACAATTGCATCAAATCCTCCTAATTTTTGAATTCGACGAAGTTCATGTTCTAATTTTTGTATTGTAGCAGGATCGCCTTTTGCTTGTAAATCTCGTATTAATTGTGCTAATTCTGTTTTTATTTCTTGCACCGTTTTATCTGGATTTGCTGCTAGATAATTTGTTGCATTTTGTAATACAACTGCTCCTAATCTCAAAAATATATTTTCAAATGGTTCTAGATTTTGTTTTTTAAATTGTTTGAAATCTTTTTTATCAAATGCATCAACCCAAGCTACAAATTCTGGATTGGTTATTTGTTTTTTAAGTATGGATATATTTGTTGATTTATCGTCAAATGCCCAACGATATGTTAACGTATTAATTAGTTCATCGGAAATATCATAACCCAATTGTTGTGCTTTTGTTTTAATAACGTCTCGCCACCATGCTTTATGATATTCACTAATTAAATCGGTATCCTTGAGGTTGAATTTTTGTTCCAATTGGTTAATCTCATCGAAGAATGCCGCTTGTTGATCTTCAAAATTATAAACGCGACCTATTTTAATACGTTGTGGTGGAATAAATGAAAATGTTTTTTGCATGTGTACATTTGCATCTTGAATAACCTTTTGCATCAATGCTCCGCCTGTTAAATCAGTTTCAACAATTGTTCCGCGTTCGTCATATTCAACTAAATTATGGAATTGTAAATGTGCTTTATCATATGCAATTACATTTTTTGTTGCCGGATAAATAATTTCCATGTTAGCAAATACTCGTCCGTTTTTAAATATTGTATTTAATTGTTCCGGGGAAATCATTCTGAACGCTTCAGTTAAATCTTCGGCACATGCTCGATATGCTTCTACAACTTGTTTATATCCTTCAGAAGCTTCAGCTCCATTCTTTGCAATGCTTTCTTGATATTTTCTTTCAAAATCAGCTATAATTTGACTTGTTGTCATTGGATTAATTACAGTGCCTTTATTTCTAGCAAAACCAATTTCTCCGTTTTTCCAAGTAACTTGAATGTTTTGACCATCTGTTTTCTCGGTAACTGCTTGTTCGATATCTAATCGTCCAGATAATGCGCGGGATACAATTTCTTTCATATCATTAAATGATAATCCATGATCATCCCATGGGTGTGCCATATGTCCTGCTGCACCGCCTTCAGTAATTAAACGTCCTTCTGAAATTACATGTTCGCGCATTACTGATTCGATTTTATATACAATGTCATCTGGATTATTTTTTTGCCATGGCTTACGCTGTTTTTTAATTGTTCTAGGAATTAATTCAATCATTTTTTTGTTTGGATTCCATTGCAACATGAATGGCATATGAATCGGAACATCAAATTGATAATCAGAACCAACACCAGTAGGTCGTTCTAATCGTAATTGTCTAGCAATTTTATCTCCATATTCCGTTGCTAAATCTTCAAAGAAATCTTTCAACTCATCCATATAAATAGGAGCTTCATTTCTAGGATCATTCAGACGGTCAATAAAATGTGTAAACTTGCCTTGAAAATCTACATCAATTCCGTACTCAGAAAAGAACCCGTCAACTGCGTGTTCTATAGATGCCAATTCTTCGCGTGTTATGTAATTTTCAGTTAAAATATTTTCTATTAATTTAGCGCCAGCAACTGTTTTTGCAAATTTATCAAAATCATATACAAAAGATTCACCTCGATTTGTTTCTAAAAATGAACGTAAATGTTTTATTTTTTCGTTGTGTTTTGCTTTTTCTTTTGGATTCATTATTGCTTCAAGAACGTCGTTAACTTCTGGAGTTAATGTCGTTTCCCACCATGATGAACTAAATACTGATTCTTGTACGCCTCGTAATGTTTGCCAAATGCGTTTAACTACATCATCAGTTTGCATTGGATATGATGCACGAAATGTTTCATAATCGTCATTTGCTAATGCAGCACGAATTGTTGATGCAGATATTGGTTCGCCGTTTGAGTATAACAATGGATCAATATCAACGTTTAATTCTGTAGCATCAACACCTTGTGGAATCGTTCGTCCTTTTTTGTCTCCGACTGTTTTGTATTTGTCTACATTAGGAACGAAATCTTTTGTTCGTACGTAATCATCGCCTTTAGTCGATGCTGCCATTGCAAATCTGCCGGTTGCGTCTGGTGGTAACGCAAATAAGTATTCATATGCAGCCATGATCGGCGAATTGAATTCAGTTGGTTGAATTGTAATTTTAGGATTACGATTTAGTAATTTGAATATTTCAATGGTTTTTTCGCGTGTAATTCCGTCTCGTTCTTTTGGTCCAATTAATAATATTACGCGTTCTGTTTCTGGAGATTCAGCATATCGTTCTGCTAATGCTAAATGTGCCCCGGTTAATGGTTTAAATCCGCCAGGAAATAATGTTGTTATTTTATTCATTCGTTTTCCGTTTTATATAAATATGTTAACTTATAGGTCCGACAGGCAATGGGGCTATAGTTGAACCAACTACTCTACTAGTTCGATATACAAAGTTGTTTAATTTCAAATTATCAGATAAACTGCCAGATGAGTTACGAGATACTATCATATATATTTGAACATAGTATCCTTGTGTATTTTCAAAATTTGTGCCAGTAGCAATATTTACAGTACGACTCCCACCTCGAGTACCTATGCCCGGTATAGTATTAATAGTTACTGGTCCGGCACTATTAATAATAGCAGGTACACTCCATGCATTATAGCCGGAAACATTGCCAGTGTTGTCTGTAAAACTTGCAGATTGTATATAAAAATTTGCACGTAATTCACCGGCTGATGAACTCGCTGCGGTAAATTCATACATAAACGATGTTTGCATTCGAGTTTCTCCTGGTAAAATAAACGTTTCAAATATTGATGCAGTTTGTGGCGATGTAAATAAATCGCCAGTATACGTAAATTCATTGCGGTCAAAATACACAACACGACCTACATTTATTCCGTCGACAAATTCTGAGTTACTATCAAACAACGTATTACCATCTGGGCCAACTGCTGTAAATGCAGATGCCGTCACAGTACCGTTAGTATTAAGAACAAACCCACTCGATGATATTTGAAGCAATCCGTTACTACCACTAATAAATGTTCCGTTTGGATTTCCAAAAAAGAAATTATCAGTAGCAACATAAATTTCGTTATCAGTGGTTGAATAACGAAAATAACTTGCGGTATTAAGATATAACTCCAATCCTACACCTGAATATAAATTGCCGTATTTTGTTAACGAGCCAGTTAAGGCAGAACCGGACCACAATAAGAAACCTGGAAATCCGGCATCGAATCCATCATATCCTAACGATCTAACAAATCCACTATTTTTATATCCTGATATTGCAACACCAGATTCTAATGAGTCTGCTACATACAATGATCCGGTTAACATGGAATAATCGCCATCAATATAACGGTTACCGCCTTGCCATGATTTATCGTAAAGATATGAAACTTGTTTGCTACGAACGCCATCTACGTTGTAATATTCAACTTTGAATGATATTTGATTGTTTGCTTTATGTGGAGTATTAATCAATGAACGTATTCTAGTATAATTCGGCGAATATCCGGCATCGTTATCTGTTGTAGTTCGTACATCAGCAATTTGCCACGTTCCTGATTCTATTACAAATATCAATGTTGCGGTACCTTGATAATCAGTTTCAAAATTAAATACCTTGTCATCGATGCGTTGCGAGTCAGATGATATTTCAATTTGTCCAATACGTTTACCTAGTATTTTTGGTAATTCTTGATTGAAATAATCAGTTGAGTCCCATGCAACGGCAGAACCAGATACATATACAGATAATTTAGGATTAATTCCGGAGTTGTCTCTTGTACCTAATGCATCTATTGTAACTTTGTATGACGATGTTGCAATAAATATTCCGGAATAGGCTGGTTTTGTTTGTACAATTGTTACGGCATTTGGTGCTGATATGTTAGTTGAGTTTACAATTTGCATTGCATTGTTAATCGATGCGGTTGCCCAAGTTAATGTAGGAGCAACGCCAGTTGTTTTACCAACATATGTAAACCCTTGCCAATATGTATCAATAATGCTTTGCGATGTAAATATTCCAATGCTAACATCTGGAAATAAAGATGCGGTATTAGATATGAAAATTTCAGTTTCTACCAATTCAACATCATTAACCAATTCCCACGTGCCAACCGTACCTTTATTCGTAGTAAAAACTTTGATTCTAGATACATCGCCAGTTGCTGGTTCTAAACCATTAACTTGTATCAATGCAAATGATTGTGAATTTTCGGTAGGTACATACGTAGGAGTTGCTTCATATATTAATGAATATGTCGAATTTGCAAATTCCGTATAAACGTGCGGAAAAATACTTTGGCTACTATAAACCGTATACGGTACATCTAATAATGCCGTAGTATCAGATAATATCTTTTTTATCGTTGCAACGTAAGGTGTTGTACTGATTGCGTAATTAGGTGTAGGCGTAGGATTTTGTGGGGTTGCAATTGTAATAGTTCCCGTTTTCATATCACCGGTAAATTTACCGCCGATTAATTCAATAGCAGGTGTTCTATTCAATGAAAATAAACGAACTGCTCCTGTAGCGTATGTTGGAAATTGTTGGCTACCGGAATAGATTCGATCTAACTGCACTCCTACTTGTTCACTAACTGTTATTTGTGGTATTTTACTAAATATTATTTCAGATACATTTGATACATTTGGATTCACCGGTACTGTACGAGACCATTTAACGTTAGGGCGACCTTGCCATGTTGTTGGCACTGCTCCGCTTTGTATCGTTTGTGCTTCTGCAACCAATGTTACGGTGCAATCGCCTGGCGACGTTTCTGAATAAATATAAATTGCAATTACGCGAGATTTGTCTTCATCAATATAATCGACTACTTCTGTATATATTGGATCTCCGTTGTAATCTAATACTTCAACGTTCAATACTCCACCTACTTTTAAATTAGTAGGATGTCCGCGAAGTTTAAATAAATTTTTACCAGCAGTTAATCGAGTTGGAAATTCCGTTATTTGAAAATAGTCCGGTGATGTCAACGAAGTATCTTGATAATAAACTTGCGTAAATTGTAAACCTTTATATATTGCTTCTTTGCGTTTCATTGCGTTTGATATCTTTTATATAAATATCATTTGAGCGAGTTCTTATATCGTTTAACTCCTTCACTAATCTTAAGTTTCGTTTCATCAGAAATAATTCGTCCTTTTTTTGAATCGGACATTTTTTGTCTAGTTTCAATCGAATGTTGTTTTCCTATCATCCATGGAGTTGATCTAGATACTCCTTTTGTAGATTGCAGACGTTTTTTATATTTTTCAATTGTTTCTGGAGAATGTTGTATTCCACGAAGAGATGTGGTACGTTTTTCAATTGTCTCTTGAGAATGTTTTTTTCCTTTATTAGATAATCCTAATTCACGTGCACGTTCTTGTTGAATTTGTTTACGCATTTCATATTCATATGAACTAATATTATAGTTCCGGATATGGTGTTTATTTTGTAAATTCATCATCCTCCATAATGCGTAATGTAATTTATTATTACCCGGATTAATTTCACATAATAATTTATGTATGATAAAATGTTCTCTTGCGGTTAAGTCAACTAAGTTATCTTTAGTATTATTGCCACCTAAACAACGAGGTACAATATGATGTCGTTCTTTATATCCAGTTAACACTCTATGTTTTGCTCGTTCGATAATCAAATCATGTATTTTTTTGTAATCCATAATAGTAAGTAACCTTATGCTTTTCGAGGTGGATGGCTCTAATCAGCATAAGGTTTTATTAATGTTTTATAATGTAGCATCCACTCTACTATATATAAATATTAATTAAATGTGATAAACATAACTATAGTTATTAATTTTATTTACTTCAATTAATGAATCTACCATATCTCGCATCGAATCGACGTGAGATATAATAATTGAAAAATCAAATTTGGTACGAACATAATCAAATAAATTTACTAAAGAAGATATATGAGTTGAATCTAAAGTGCCAAATCCTTCGTCGATTGCAATGAAATTAGGTCGAGGTAATGCTGATACATTAATCAATGCAATGCGAATTGCCAAACTAGAAATAAAACGTTCCATACCAGATGTCAATTCTAATGGCCAATAATTATCTTCATCATAAATTATGTATCCGTTAATATTTTTGCCGTCAGTATTCATTACCATGTTAAAATCAACAATTTGATTAAGTACATTGTTTATTTCTGCTTCAATTTTTGGCAATGCTTTTGTAACTAACTCATATGGTATTCCGTCGCGTTTAACTGATTCTAAATAATATTCATATGCTTTATATTCCGTTTCCAATTGTTGATAACGTTCTAATTGTTGCATAGCAGTTTGTTTTTTAGTTTTTGCTACTTCAATTGCACCATACATGTTTTTAATTTGAGTTTGTATAGTTTTGATTTGGTTTGAAATATCTGTAATATCATGTTTACATGTATCAATCAATTGATTAACATTTGAATTATGTTTTATTGCCGTTTCATTTTTTCGGAATGATTCTTGACGTTCGATTACCATTTCCAATTCAGACTCACGTGTTTGTAAATCACTTTCTAAAATTTGAAGTTGCAATTCATTGCGTTCTGCCGTAATTTTTTCAGTTGCAATTGTATTACGCAACGAATTTAATTGTTCGGTTTTCCGGAAAACTGGTTCTAGTATTGCAATTTCAGAATTTAAAGTTACAATTTGTTCTTGGATACGTTTTAATATATCTCTATCCGATTCAATTGTGTTCTGTGCTTCAATTGCATTTTGTACGAAAACGTTAGATGTACAGTATTTACACTCCGGATCATACTCATGGTCGGTAAGATGATTAATTTTTTCTTGTTTTGCATTTACTCGTTCTTGTTGTTGACGTAGTTTTTGTAATTGTGTATTAACTGAAAATGTTTTTGCATGATATAATTTAGTTTTAGAATCAATATCCGTAATATCATATTCTGACAATTCTGTTTCGTGTGTATCGATATTTGCAACTAGAATTTCTAAATCAGATTCCGCAGTTTCAATATCTTGTTGAATTGATTCAATTAATTGAACCAAGCCTTGTTCTTGTTTTTTAAGTTGTTCGTTATCCGGGCCATTGTATGAAGTTGGCATTTTAGTTTCAATTAATGAAACAATGCGTTCTTGCAATGCATTTCTTTGTTCTTGCAATGCATCTTCTTGTATTTCTAATTCATTGATATTTTCTTGATTATCAGAAATAATTGTGTCCGCAGTTATGATTATTTCAGCAAAATCTGTTTTTTTGTAATCTTTTAAACGGCCCGCAGTTTCTTTAATTTCATCTGAAGCCAATTGGTATAATTGTTCAAACACCGTAATATCTAAAAATTGAGAAAGTAAATCTTTGCGTTCTTTTTGTGATTTTTCAATAAAATTGTTGTTATCGGCTTGCAATGAAAATGCAGTTAAAATAAAGTCATCATATGTACCTAAATACCTACGTATGTTTTTGTTTGTTTCACTACGTTCTTCCCCGTTTAAATTATCAGCATCTGTATAAAAATCTACATCGACTTTTACATGAGATTCTTTCTTTTTATTTTGCGTTCCACGACGTTCAATCGTATAAACAATTCCATTCATTTCAAAACGAAATAAACCTCGAAACCAAGTTTTTTTGTTGTTTAAAACTTCGTTTGCTTTGCCGGTTTTACTACATTTATCAAAAATTGTATAAGTTATTGCATCAAGCAAACTAGATTTACCAGAAGTGTTTGCGGCAAATAAACCACATACGTTGGATAAATTTTCAAAGTTCAATACATTGCCTTCTCCATATGAAAACATGTTATCGAATTCAAATGATATCGGATGCCATGTAGTATGACGAATAGACTCAACTGCAGGTAATTTAGAATTTATTGTGCGATTGATATGTCGTATTGCATCAATCTCTTCTGCAGTCGCTTGTGGATAATTTGTATCAATATAATCTGTTAATAAAATATTTTGATATTCAACATCACGTACATTTCCAATTGCTAAGCCAGATGAAGCTGCGGCAGTAGCATGTTCAATTGTACGTTGTATTGTAATATCTTGTACATCATATTTTTTGCGAATTGTAGCAATTAGCTTTTTCATATCCGCCGCAGTGGTACCATTGAATTTAATTCGTATACGAGGTTTAACTGGCATACGGTGTGGATGTGATACAATTTTATCACTTTGCGTTTCCAATGTCACATAACCATAATCATTGTGAATTTGTGCAAATTCAGCTGAACGTGTTTCTAAATCCCATACCAATATACCATGGTCTAATGCTTCGCCATGATTTTGTTGTATCAAACTACCTGGATATGCAATTGTACGTTCATCATCTAAAAATTGCGCTGGCTTATGAATATCTCCTAACAATGTAATGTCATGGCCCGCAAATAATGCTGTAGTAACATGTTCATTTGATATTTGATATCCAATATCAGTTTTAGCAGTGTTTACCGCACCATGATGCAATGCAATTTTATAATCAGCATCGAAATCTTTTGCCATTACGTAATCGACTGGCGATTTATCAACTGCCATGTGATTCCATGTAACGCCTCCTAATTCAAACAAACCGTTCTCTTTAATAAAATGAATGTTTGGATTTCTTATAACATCAAGTACTGGACTAACAGCATCAACTCGATGCATATTGTTCAAGTTCATATCGTGATTACCTAAAATAACAATTGTAGGTATCGTAAATCCATTGAAGAAGTCAACCAGCATTTGTACTAGTTCCGGAGACATATCCAATTTGCTGTGAACAATATCTCCGGTTACAACTGCTATACTGTTTTTAGTACAATGTGTTTCTATGTAATCAAACATGTTTGCAAATACTTGTCGATATTCTCCATGACGTTTCAATGTTCTAATATGTATATCAGAAACATGAAATATTTTATCGATTTTATCAATTCCACAATCGATGTGTGTTATGCCCATATTAATCCCATTCTCAATTCCATTAGTCGTTCAAATGTCAATACTTCAACATCCGCTAATATATTTGTAATTTTTTTAAATCCTAATTCTGATGCATCTTCATTTTCTAGTTCAACGAAATATACATTTAATCCTTCACCCATGAAACGTTCTGCAATTTGAATTGCATTTTTTAATGCATCCGCATCTAGGCAAATGTATATATTTTTAACATGTTCTTGAATAATTTTCTTTTGCAATGCCGGTTGTATTATTTTTCCAAACAATGGAATAGCATTGCGTTTAATTGCAATTGCATCAAATGAACCTTCGCATAAAATAATTGGTTCAGACCAATTTACAAACATTTCAAAACCAATAATATCTTTAGAAATTTTTGGATTTTTATGTTTAAATTTATCGCTTTTATAATATGCTCGGCTAACAAAATAATTTAATTGGCCATCACAATCATAACTAGGTATAATTATTTTTCCGGAATACTCGCCTGTTTCGCAATATCCAATTCTGTATTTAATAATATCAAATATCGTAATGTTACGAGTTGTTAAATAATGAATTGCATTTTTATAATCCGGTGTAGATTTTTTAATCCATAATGGACGATAATCTTGTGGCAATTGAATTGTTTGATTTATTTTTGTTTCTTTAGTATCGACACGATATCGTGCTGATTCAATTATACGATTTAATTGTTCGAAACGTTCTTTAGGTAAATTTAATTGTTTGAATAACGAAGATATACTTCGGCCTTTTTTGTCTGATATCCAACAATGCCAAGCATTTTCGCCGGAACTTGTTGTATTGATATCAATTTCTAATTTTGGCTTGTAATGAGATTGAAATGGAGAAAAAAACGCAATATTATTTCCTGAGGTTGATTTACCTTTGCCTAATATTGATTCTAGTAATTGAAGTAATTTAAGATTCTTCATATTAATATAATATTGAATTTCTGTAAGATATCCAAATTAATTATTAATATAAAATAAATAATATTAATATAATATATTGTTTGATACATACATTAACATTCCTAATCAAACGATCGAATTAATAAATAATTCAATCTATTAATTAAATAAATTTCATTAATATTTCATGAATATATTAAAAATAATTGTAACTTCCAACCTTTTCAAAAGAATTTTTTAATAACGTTCGGAGATTCTCCAGTTTTAACACATTCTGTTAACCATTCTGCAGGAATATCTCGTTTTGCTACATGTTTAATACCTAGTTTATAAGCATAAGCTTCATATGTAGTATTACTGCCTTTTGATATTTTTTGTGTAGGAGTTTGAAATACTAATCGAATATCGACGCCAGGATTTGATTGTAAAACATGTTTCATTTTTAAACGATCGGCACTAGTCCATCGTCCTTTTGTTTCGATATACATGAAATTACCGTCTTTTTTAGTAAAAACAAAGTCCGGTGTATATTTTGCTTTACGTTCCGGTACTATATAATTTATAATTTCTGTTTCATAATTCAAATCGTATTCAGTACTTTTTATCCATTCAGCAACTGTATGTTCTAATCCTGATTTATAACCGTATTTTAATGCTGCAGCTCGTTTTGCGTTGCCGGCACTGTGAAAATGATTTTTTTTCATGAGAGTTGAAACTGTTCTTTTGGTGTTCCAAATAATTTAGTGTTATACATATTTTCAAATTTCTTTAAAATATCAGAATCTGTATATCGTAAACGCAATGGTATACTTTTATCGTTTTCATCGTATTGATAATCGTTAAATATGTTATTATTTAATCGGTTTCGAAGTATTTGAGTTGTGGAGTGATCAAAATCTAACCAATCACCGCCATCTCCTGTAAATATATCATCTAAACGTTTTATAACAGATGGAGTGTTTGTAGCTTGCGCACGTAAATATTCAACTGTTGTAGCAGATCTGCCGTTTCTAGAAATAACATAATTAACTATTCGTAAACTGTTTGGTTTAGTTATTCGTCCAAAATATTTAGAATTTGCAAATCGCATAATCATATCACAATATGCAGTTTTTAATACAGCATCATTTCCGCCATTTCCAATTAAACGTTTTGTAATTAATTTGTATATGTATTCTTCTGGCCAATCTCCGTTTTCTAAAGTATGTTTTGTAATTGCTTCAAAGAAAAATATTCCATTAACTATTAATGATTCTATATATTTACGTTTTGCTTTTTGTTTTTTTGCAGCAGCTTCTGCATCTTGTGTTTGTTTTGTTTTATCAGTTGTAGGTATTTTATCAGTTGTAGGTGTAGTAGTTTTCTTTTTTGTGTCACTAGGTGGTGTTTGTTGTGTGTTTATTTTACGTACTGAATTTTCAGCGCGATCAGTGTCAAAATCATCAAATTGTTCGCGTATAGATTTATACTTACTAAATCTATCTTCTTTTAAAAGTTCTTTATTATATAAAAATTCTACAAACTCCGGTTCAATGACATTACCATCCATATTTTTAAAATAGTTTCCAGCTGAGTCTTTAAGTCCTCCTTTTAAAAATGCAATTAAAGATCGAGTTAAATCACTGTAATTTCCTTTCATGTTTCGTACATTAGTAAAATTTTTAACATAAGGGTTGTCTTTTTGTGGGGATATCGATAGTGTTGCCTTAAGCTTATCTTGCAATTTTTTTAATTCCGCATTATTTCGCATTCCGTACGTAAACCCAGTTGCAGGCGTATTTATCGTTCTTGTATTTTGCGTAATCACTGGCTTATTTGCAATCAATTCACGTGTACATATATTCGCAAATTGTTTAATTTCATCCGGATGTTTAAACTCATATTTAGAATTACGTAATCGATATGCAGTTCGTGCAGTTAATTCATCGTAATTACCAGTTACATCTATGTTATTTTCAATTTGAAATTGTTGAATTGCTCCTTTTAAATCACATCCAAATACGTTATCACCAGGTACGTCATAACCTAACTCTTTTAAACCAAAATATGCATATAAATTTCGTACTACCGAATTCGTTTGACCAAATGTTACTTGTGTTAATGGAGCTGCTGTTAACGTAATTGGTTCTGTATCAATTGACTTATTTTTTGTCCATTCAACAAAATTAACTTTTTCAATATCAAATACCATTGCACCTGCACCACCGCGTAATGTATCTACATATCCAGACATTTTGTTTGTTATAGTTTTTGGAAGCAATTTCGTTTGAATATAAACGGCAATTGAATAATATTTTGCAAATAAACGTTGTTCTTTAGGTTTGCGTCTATCATCAGTTTTTAAATCCGTAGTAATTACCCAAACATAATCTGGCGATGTCATAGGTAAATACGTGCCACGTAATCCGTTAAGTTTTAAAATAACATCGGTTTGAAATTCATTAGGAGTAATTACGCGACTTTTTTTACCGGTAGTTGGGTCTTCATCTCGTAACCCGAATCTAGATAACGTTACCCGAAACCCATCAAATGTATTAAAGTTGGCTTTATCTCGACTTATATTTAATGGTTTACGTATATTGTTTGAAATCATCTGATCATCACCAGGTTGTAATACTTCTTGGCCTAACGTAATGTTTTCTTCCGTTAACACGTTTTTAATTATTTGTTCTAATATTCTATTCATTGGGTTTCCATTTTATATAAATATTGTTACCAATCAATCATGACTAAATTTCCATTCCATAACATAACGTTGTTTGAATTGAAATCTAAATCTAAATCCAATTCTTCAATACCGGTTTTTTCTATATCATTTTGCAAAGCGCGCATAAAATTTATCAATTTAACATCGGTATCACGTGCCCCATCATTATCTAGATAATCAAATATAGAAACTTCGCCGCCTTTTGCACGTGCATATTCTGCAAATCGTTTCATGAATTTATCAATTTTTATTTTGTATTGGTCAGGCAATGGTTCAGCATTTGCCATAATGTACATGTGTTGTTTATCATCAACATAATATATCGGAATAAATGTTGAATATTCAGACCAACGTCCTACTATAATAGACGCAACTTCAAATTCATCTCGTTCTTGTGTAATTTTGAAACAACGATCTTCACCGTTAATTTCATAAACACGTCCATTATCACCTGCAGCAATAAATTTAAACTGTTTATTTTTAATTTTATCTAATAAACGAGAAATATCTGAATCAGACAGTTCCATTAATAATTGTTTTAAACGTATCATGATATATTCTTATCTAAATCTATTCTAATTAAAAAATTCATATCAACATCATTGCGTTTACGTATCGGTTGAGCTAATTTTCCAATAGCCAATAATTGTCCGGCGTCATCGTATAAACCAATCGTAGTTATATATGGAGCAAAACTGCTTCCACTTGTATATGGATAATATGTTTTGTTATCATCTTGTGTAAGTGATAAGTTTGTTGACATATTAAAATCGCCAGCATCTAATTTTGTTACGACATTGAATTCATTGATTGTAACTGTGCTACGATAACTTGCCGTATACGGTAAATTTAAAATATCATTGAAACGATAATCCGGAGTTGATAATATAACTTGACCTTGTTTAGCAAATACGTTTCCTACATGATTAGTTTGTAAAAATGTACCACCTTCAGTTCTGTCAGATAAATATCCAATTTCAGATACAGTTAATGCTTTGTTAAATATGCGTATTTCATCAAGTTTACCTTGCAAATTCATTGACGTAGTGTCAAACCCGCCAATGTATAAATCTGAGTAATTATCAATCCTAGCAGATGCAGTAAAAGGCGAGTCATGATATTGTAATAACGTACTAGATGCCGATGCGTGTAAAGCCCCATTAACGTACATATGTAATGCACTGCCGGACTTTTGACACAATATATGCGTCCATGTATTAACTGCGACGGACGATGTTATAGTTAGTTTAAATGTAGTGCTACCTGCTGCTGAAAATATTAATTGATTGCTTCCGCTTAATTCTATCCGGAATGGGTATTGTGGTTGCAAAGAACTAGATGATTTCGATAATACCAATTCATTTGCAGATGTTGTATTCGCACCGGATATAAAAAATGATACGGCATAATTTACATCGCGAGAATATTCTCCATCTAATTTTGATTGAATGTACCCCGCACCATCGAATTGTGCACTTTTACCAATACTTGCTGCAGTGCCATTAGTTGTCGAAATTCCGTCAACATATGAAACACCTACGCTGTTATACGTGATTCTAGATACATCAAAATATTCATTGAATCCTTCATAATAATTGACACCGGTAACAATTGAACTAGTAAGAAATGCCGTATTATATAAATTTCCGTAACGATCCGATGAAATATATAATGGCAATATGTTACCTCCATAACTGCTTGTACCATACATACCTAAACCATATACCGTATTATCGTTGTAACTCGCAGTTAAAGTAAATGATGCTGGTTTTATGCCTTCGCCAACTTTAATCATCGGAAACGATAATATTGATGCTGATTGAAACAAGAATTTTTTTGTTCGATTCAAATCAGTTGGCCCGAACGTGTTGCATGGCTCGGTTTTTCTTTTATAGAATAAATGATTGATAGAAAAATACGTAATTGTCTGTAACGAATTATCTATATTTTTTATATCATTGTATATTAATTCAGTACCTAACGCTGGTAATGTATTTGTATCAGAATAAATTGCAGTTAATGGCATTGCACTACTAGTTGCACTACCTGAAATTACGGTCCATGATTTGTAAGATCGGAACGGATTAATTTTAACATCAGACTCACCAATCTTTTTAAAGACTGTTGGAGCTGGTCCTGTATAATTATCCTGTTGTTTTATTTTTGATTCTGACATGGTTAGTAAAATCCCCGTTATACATATAAATATAACGGGGCTTAATTACTGGTATTTTTTAATAATCTAACTTAACACGAATCAATGCCTCGCGTTGAAAAGATTTTAATAATGGTTTTGATAGTTTAGCAACTGCTAATAATTCTTGCGAATCATTATACAATCCAACCGTGGTAATATATGTTTTAGGGTCACCTACAAATGTTGTTTGTGAAATTTGTCCGACACTACCTGTTACATATGATGGATTATTTGAAAAATTATATTCTGCATTTTTAACACGAACAAAATAATGTGTACTAGTAATTTTTTCTGAATTACGTGCTAGGAAACCATATGTATCGCCTGATGCTGAATTTATAAATAAAGCTGATCCAGAGATCGAATGGAACAATGCAAAATGGTTATTACCTTCTGAACTAGAACCGGTATTAGTTTGGAAATTTAATTGTTGATCTAACATTTTTCCATCTAATATCAATGTACCATAATCTGGATATGCTAACCCGTAATAAATTGGCGCAGTTGGATTATGCACACCGCCATTAATCGAACCTGATACGATATTATATATTTTTCCAGAATCTCCAATTGTTGCAGAACTTAATGATGAATCATCAATCAATGTAATAACATGCGACCCCGATACATTTACACTTCCTGTTGCATTAGTAGGACGAGAACCAGAAATTGTACGTAATGGCAATTCCCAATTTCCTGCATCTAAACGTTCTTTTAAACGATTACGTTTGAAATTAACTGCATATATGTAATCGGTGCTACCAGATCCTGCAGTTGTAAAACGACTATCGTTTGGATTTAATAAAAGTTGACGGTATTGTGAATAAATTGCTTTGCTAGGAGAATCATTAAGTTGTCCTTGCGAATCAGATCCACTACCTAATGCATGTCCAAATGCTAATGAATATTGTACTGCTGAACCTGTTGCTGCTGGCGTTTTATGATATACATCGACATAATAACGACGTTGCGATGTTGTTTGAACTGATGATGTAAAAAATGTAGTTAAACTTGCTACATTATCAGACCACAACCCAGCAGTTACCGTTTCGGTTTGATTTGATACTACATCATTGACTACATCAAACTTAGTAAATGTTCTTCCGTTTCTGGAAATAATTTGACTTTGTTGTTGTTCAGCTATCATTTGATTAGCCAATTGTTGAGCTAATTGTTGTACTTGTTCACTGATAACAGCTGTTGTAGTAGACACAGTTGAAGTAGCATTAACATTAAGATTATTTAAAGCTTCTATGTTATCTATAATAGGCGTTCCTAGACGTATTGGAGTTCCGCCTTGTCTCGGTTGTTGTTTTAATGTTTTACTTAAGTTAGTCATAGTTGTATTATCTATATTATCTTGATGCTGTTGCTGTTGTTATTTGTTTAACTGTTAATGTAATAGTAACACTACCACCAGTTTCATTTCCAATAATAGTAACTGTTGCTGTTTTATCTGACAACATTTGTGTTTTAGCAACTACACGGAATTCAAATCCTGCTACTGCTACACTTTGTGCATCTTCA